ATAACTATATAGCGTTAAAAGCACCATTATTTACTGGTTCTCCAGGAGCAGATGTTACATTTATTTTACCCGAGTTTGATGGAGCAAATGGTGAAGTATTACAAACAGATGGTGCAGGTAATTTAAGTTTCACAGCGCTGGTCAGCGGTGGTTCACAAACACCATGGACATCCGACATTGATACAGCGGGATATAGTCTAATAACCCTTGACGATAGCACCGCTAATTATCCAAACCCAATAAGCATTAAAGGTGGCGACTCGACTTACGCAGGTGGTGGATACACTGGTGGTGTTGTCACAATATATGGCGGCAATGCCACTAACGGCAACGATGCTGGCTATGCAGGTTTATACGGCGGATACGCTTATGATACAGGCACGGGTGGCGGTGTATATATGTACGCGGGTGGAAGTGAAGCAGGCAACGGCGGCCCTGTTTACCTAAAAGCGGGTAACACAAATGACCCCGCTTCATCTGCACCCGCAGGTGAGGTTCGAATATCAGCAGGTGATTCTAATGGGATAGGTGATGCTGGCGATGTCAACATCTCTGGCGGCACAAGCAATCTCGCTGGCGATGCTGGTAATATTAACATCACTGGCGGTAATACTCAAAACACCAATACAACTGGCAATGCGGGTAGTATTAATATAACTCCGGGAAATAATTCACTAACCCCCGCTAATGTTGGTAGTATTACTTTACATACACCAACAGGCAAAACTGGCACCGCTGCACTTCAATTTTGGGAAGATACTAACGCCGGACATACAGCAGGTAACTATGTCGCATTAAAAGCCCCAGTTTTCGCTGGTTCTCCACCAGCAGACATTACATTTGTCTTACCTGAATTAGATGGAGCAAATGGTGAAGTATTACAAACAGATGGTGCAGGTAATTTAAGTTTTGCAGCTGTGGGTGGCGGCGGTATTGCGAGTGTTGAAGAAGACACAACCCCACAACTTGGCGGTGATTTAGATGTTAATGGATTTAGCATTATCACTGCAAATAATAATGGGGATTATGCAAACCCCATAACACTACAAGGTGGAGATTATACAGGCACAGGAAGCTTTCTCGGACACGGCGGCCACGTTAACTTACAGGGGGGGCATTGTACTGGCACTGGTAACAATGTAAACGGCGGTAATGTAACACTTTATGGTGGTAACTCCACCACCTCCGCAAAAGGTAATGGTGGTGCAGTAAGCATTGAAGCAGGTCAAGGTAGCACTACTGGCGCAGCCGGTAGTGTTAGCATGGTAGGTGGGCAGGCTGCTGGCGCAAGCAATTTACAAGCGGGTATCTCTTCTATCAGTGGTGGGTCTGGAAATGGTGTAACTGGTGGACTTGGCGGCAACTGCAAATTATTTGGCGGTCCGGGCGGCGCCTCTGGCGTGGGCGGAGATGCTATTATCCAAGGAGGAGTAAGTTTCAACGGTACGGCTGGTGATGTAACAATCACTGCTGGCCCAGCTACAGGCGCAGGCACAGCTGGTTTTGTTATCATCGAAGGACAAAAATTCCCTCAAGCGGCAGGAACAACTGGTTATATACTAACAACAGATGGCACGGATATGTCTTGGGCAGCGAACGAGCCATTAGGTATTGACCTTGGTGAATATGTAATCGCAAGTTTACCAGCAGCAGCAGCAAACCCAAATTGTTGGGCATTAGCAACTGACGCTTCTGGCGGTAGAACAATGGTACGAAGTGATGGAACTAACTGGAAAGTAGTTGCGATAGAAGGCGCTACTGTAGCGTAATATGGATGTAATTAGTGGCAAACAACTTGCACTCATTAAACATATCGACTTTGAACGTGGTTGTGGATTTGTAGAAGGGCAGTGTCGTAGGATGCAACTAGTTCCCCGATTGTTGTGCTGCAAGACCTGCGCACGCAATATTGGTTACTTGAAAGTTCAGAAGAATGAACTTCCAGAAGACTATGCGGTACTTTTTACACTCGATAAGGGGTTTCTTGGTGAGACTGGATGTAAATTGCCAAAAGAAAAACGTTCGGTAATCTGCTCTTGCTATGCATGCATAAATTGCGATATATCAGACGAAGAACGAGTTTTGTTAGTTAAAGTAGAAAAGGGGCTTTAGTATAATATGGATTGGTTTGTATGGTTGTTCGTGGGACTAACGGTGTTTTTCACCATAGTCCCCGCAATTCTTTACTTCAACGATGAAGAACAACAAGCCATGCATCTTCTTATTGGTTGGTGGGGTGGTGTTATAACGATAGCGATTACCACCGCAGTAATGATGTATATCATTAAACCGTTTTTAAATTGGGGAATTACTTTGATGTTTTAAAAAAGGGGCTTTAAGCCCCTTTTTTAATCCTTGGCGTATTCGTCGCCTTTGTCAGCAACTATGAGTTCGTATAAGCCCTCAAAGTGTTGCGCTTCATCTTGTACAGTCTTAAAAGTTTTGGCATACATTACTTTAGCCATCTTATTGATGTATTTTGCTTTAATGCCGTAACCGTCCTGCGCCTTCGTAGCTATATCTTTGATTTGAGCCTTAGCCTCGTCTTGCTTTGAAAGTTGGTGTGTAATTTCAACAAGCGCATCGAATATGGCTGTTTTGGTTTCTGCTGTAACAGTTACAGCATCATTTTCGTCATTTCCGTCTATCATTTTTGTTTACCTTTTTATTATTGTTATTATTCGGTGGACATGATACCACACACTTTTAACGGTGTCAACTATCTATATCACCAAACCACGATAAATAATTTCCCGGAAAGTTTTTGGGCTGATATAAGAAAGGCTCTCGTGCTGCAACGAAAAACCTTGCTACATATAAATCACCAGCAAGTATGTCAGCAAATGCATTAATAAAGTGTGGACCACTTGGGTATATTATAAGCGTGCCACGTTCGGGGTTGAAACCAAACTTGTGTTGTAGGAATTCAAGCTTACCACCATATACTTCGTAATCATTATCGAACGGTAGCTTTTCTTGATAGTCACTTAAAAACAATACAGCACTGAAGTCACGGTCTTTAGTCTTAACCCATGTCTTATTAACCCATTTAGCATTGTCACATACCGCTTCTGGTTCTACACCAGCCGATAAAAATTCAAATGATACGTGTTCAGTACCGCGATGTTCAAAACCATAATACTGTTCAAGTGTGGGAATCATTGCTTTGAATTTACTATAAACGACAGCCTCAGAATCGTCATGCCCCCGCATCATTTTGATAGGGTTGCCTTCTGTATCTTTGTCGGGTTCGTAGTAACCTAAATCGTCTACTATTATTTCGCATTGTTTTGGCGATATAAAGTTTTGCACCACTACAAATGGTGTTCTTGGTGTTGCCATATCTGTAACCTTTTATTTTTTATTTTTAATATATTCTATAACATCTTCTTCTGTAACAACAGAAACTTCACTAACTTCTTCATCTGCAAATTCTTCTGCTAACAAATCCCAATCTACTTCAAAAGAATCTAAATCAATTTCAAGGTCTTCGTCAATGGTAGGGTCAATTAAGAAACCACCACGTTCAAGAACATTCTTACCAATCAATATAGAATATTCCATGGTGCCACGGTCATTAAGGTTAAACATAACACCAGACATAGGTACGCCGTTTATCTTAACATCTAGCTCAACCACAGGACGATATTCAATATCACCATTAGACGATTTGATTGCTTGCTTTTCAATGACAGGTAATGTAATTCGGTTTGGTGAAATGTCGTCACTTTGGAATGTTACCTGACCGTTTTGTGTAGACCAGTCTTCAGCATGGATACTTGAAATATCCGCGCCAGTATCGACCTTCGCTTTGATAGGTGGACAGCCGGGGATATTAGCAATCACAATTTCCGTGGATGTTCCAAGGATTTTGTTCTTGTCGATATTCATTTTATCCATACCAACACTTTCGTAGATATCACCACCCATGCGGGCGGCTGATAAAAATCTTATATCATGAGGCACTAACATATTGTTTCGCCATCCCCAAAGAAATACCAAAAATTGATTCATACCAGCTTCTATAGCTTCTTTTCTTTTGAACGTACCGTATGCCACCATTTGCTTAACGCCAGTATCAATTATTTTACGCATATCGTAATTTGACGCCTGTGTGCGTTTGAATGGCAATCCATCAACACCGATTTCTTCTGAGAAATTAAAATTCTTCCCATTAATGAATCTTTGTTTGATATCTTCAATATCGTCGAAATTTTGTATTTGTTTGTTTTCTTCTTGCATATTAATTCCCTGTTTACTCTATTTATCCATGTTTGGCATTAAACTTGTCAATATCTTCTAATAATGCAGGAATCCAGTTTTCTATTTTATCCGTAAACGTTAGCGGCGCCAGCCCCTTTTCAACGGCAATTAGCACCACAATATCTTCGATTGCTTCACCTGTACGTTCTGACCACGCGATAGCATAGGCGGTGCACTGCTTAAAGTAGTCGTCAATCATGTCAACCTTCTTATTATTCGTGGATGTCTTAAAATCGATTATAGACGGTGTGCCTTTGAAATCTGCCACACAGTCAACTGTACCAGCGTATTTGAACATATCACAGTATAAACTAACCTCCTGTGAACGGATATTATCTATTTTATTCAGTGCGAACTTCAACTTGTTAAAATCGGCGATATATTTGTGGTCGTATCCCTTGGTAGGATTTTCTACGTTATTAAGGTACTTCTCTGCCATTTCGTGGACAGCGGTGCCTCTATCTGCACACCGATTGGTTTCTTTCTTAGCTTTTTCATCACCAAGCATAGCACGCCACTTATCAAGGTATGGCTTGGGTTTATCGCCCAGAATGGTCGTCACAGACGGATATTCATTACCTTCGGGTGTAATGTACGTTCTGCTACCATTAGGTCGCGTTTTTTGTTTAATTTTGGGTAATTCTGGTATATCAATATGTGTAAACATTATAAGCCTTTTATTTTTATAGTATTTATCATATCAGATATCGTGCTGTTAATCAAGCAATCCAACTTGACATTAGGTTAAAAGTCGTGTATAGTGCGCCCATATGAAACCAACATTTAAGCAAAAGTTGCAAGAGCACTATGTCGCATTGGCTAAAGATACTGAACTTCCAATGACACGCTGGTTACCTACAGAAGAAAATCTTCGGTGGTTAATACGCTTCGCAACAAGACACACAAGCGGCAAATACCGCGAAATTGAAAAGTTGGCAAAACAATTAGTTCCGTATCGTCCAAAAACATGGGCAGATACAGAAGATGATTTACAAGCAGTTTTAAAAGGTGATAAGTAATGTTTGAATATACATACCGCGAACGCATTTGGAACTGGACATGTAGATATCCATTATGGTATCTTGGTGTCTTACTTGCAAATTTATTCGCGATGGTAATATTACTCCCATACAGAGTATTTAATACGTATGTGTTAAGACGGGAAGTAGATTTAAGTGGTTGGGCTTATGTATTAAGTCACTTCGTAGATGAGCGATACCACAGAACACAACCATTATATAGACCACAAGAACACACAGGGTTTTCGTCAGCGAGTGATTTAACTAATTACGATGTTAATTCCTTATATCCAACTTCAATTAAGAAAGGTAACAAAGATGGCGACATTTGAATGTAAAGTATACGAATTAACAATTGAAGAACATCCAAACGCAGATGCGATTGAACTTGCGCGCGTTGGCGATTACTTATGTATTGTTGGTAAGGGTCAGTTCCATACTGGTGACCTTGGCGTCTATATCCCAGAGGCGGCAATTGTGCCCGAATGGTTACTTGAAGAAATTGGTCTTGCTGGTAAGTTGGCTGGTAAAGCTAAGAACCGCGTCAAGGCTATGAAGCTTCGTGGTGTTGTATCGCAAGGTTTAATTTACCCCGTAGAACGCGATGTTCCAGAAAAAGCCATCAACAACGCAATTAAAGCTGAAGATATTGATGGGATTTCACACCACCACGTTGTCCGTATTGGTCAGGACTGTACTTCTATTCTTGGTATCGAAAAATACGAACCACCAATTCCCACTAGTATGTCTGGTGAAGTTTTCAATGCAATGGGCAAAACGCTTCATTTTGATATTGAAAACATCAAGAAATATCCAGATATCCTTGAAGAAGGTGAAGAAATTTCAGTTACCGAAAAATTACATGGTACTTGGTGTTGCATGGGCTACCATCCTGACGTAGAAGAAAATGCTGGTCGGATTGTCACATCGAAAGGTTTGTCTTCAAGAGGTCTTGCGTTTAAGTTCAATGAACAAAACGAAAAGAACTTGTATGTCCGCATGTACAACAAATTAACTAATAGTATTGGTCAAGATATTATGGAACGATTTTGCCGTCTTGATTTGCACCACGATAAAGAACCCTTTTATATCTTGGGTGAAGTATACGGTAAGGGTGTACAAGACTTGGCATATGCCGATACTAATGAAAAAGCCTTCCGTGTCTTTGATATATTTGTGGGTGAACCGACAGGCGGTCATTATTTGGCGACAGATGAAGTGAAAAAAATATGCCAAACACTTGACATTGAGGTCGTACCTGAGTTATACTCCGGTCCATACACCAAAGAAACGGTAGAAGAACTGACAAATGGTAAAGAAACCGTTTCTGGAAAAGAATTACATATGCGTGAAGGTATTGTCATTCGACCGTCAGAAGAACGACGCGATGATTTAATCGGTCGCGTAATTTTAAAAAGCGTTAGTGATGCCTACCTATTAAGGAAAGGCAAAACTACCGAATTCAATTAAACAGGAAAACGTTATGAAAAATATACTACTTACAATTATGCTGGCAGTGCCATTAACGGCTTATGCCGCCGATGAAACTATCATGTTTGAAGTCGGCTTCGGTTTTGGTGGTTCTGGTAAAGTAACCAAGTCCAAAGCAGAGCTGGACAATAAGTTCAATAACAAATTCTGTTACCACCGTCCACAAAGCAATACAATATACGGTGCAGTGCGTTATCGTTACGACGATGTAGAAGCACATATCGCGCGTTGGGTTAGTTCTGCTGACCAAGCACGTTGTGAACGCTCTTCATGGGCTGTTGGTTTAGGTTATGTAATTGATACACAAACTGGCACTGGTCAAGAAAGCATAGATGATGTTTATGCTTCATGGTCACCCGGTCTTGCTTATACTTGGGGCGACAACAAAGAATTTAACGTACAAGATAATACAAATACAAACTGGCGTCTAAAAGACAACTTCCAGATGTATAACCGTGTTGCGGTTGGTGGTGGTAATAAAGACTTCAGTGGCGAAGTTGCTATTGTACGTTACGGCTTAATTGGCGACGATTACGAACGCAAAGGTGAAAACTTTATTACGGTTGCCTTTGGTATACGTGAATTTGAGGAACCAACCGCAGACGGTAGTCGTGGATTAACTCCACCTGTTGATGGCGTTGATGGCGAAGATGGCAAATCAGCTTATGACATTTGGCTTGATAACGGCAACTCAGGCTCACAACAAGACTTTTTAGATAGTTTAATTGGTCCAGCAGGAACT